ATCATATCTAGCTTACCTGTCGTGCTAGAAACAAACCCTGAGTCATGAACAAACCAATATATAGTTTCATTGGCACTATCTGCTACAGCACCAATGCATAAAGCATCAGTGCTTAATGGCGTACCATCTGTATAGGTTAATAATGTTAATGCAATATTTCCCTTAGTATTCTCAATGACTCCAACCTCAGAATTTTCAGTCGACCCCATGCGGATATTCATTGCGTCTATGTATTCCCCATTTGGAACTACACGTTGGTCAAAAACCTTATTCATTCTACCTGCTAAAAAATTCCTTGTAAGTTTTGTCATTTTATTTTATTGTCTTGTCCATACCTCTAAGATTCATTAATAATCTGCCGGGATGAATGTTACTCATTCTTATTTTTGCATTTCTAAGTAAAGCACCTCTTTCCTTTCTAGCTCTGTTTACAATATACTCTTGAACGCCATATTTTGTATTTAACATCTCAAATTTAATGGCTGCATAGATATACTGCTCAAACAACTTATTAACTGTAATTAAGGAATTATCTCCATTCTCCATTCCATCAGATACGTATTCAAGGATACATATTTCTCCTGCCATTCCTGAGTCAAAGTTAATAACACCATTCTTCTTATCAATATTAAACGTAGGGTTAAAATTAGCCGTTTCTGTGTTGAGTCCAAACGCAGCGCCTATGCCATAGTCAAAGTACCACATACCGTCTACATTATATCCCCACTGCCCATTAAATTGATGTCCTTGATTGAGATAAATACTCTTCTTTGTCTTATGTATTCTATCGTAGTCAATGTTTGAGTCTTGAGGACGAAGTATATTCCCAAATTGGTCAAAGAGAATATTTCCTTTATTGTCCTGTAAGTAAGCACTTGATGACAAAGTTTGAATATTTTCTGTTAATGGTCTTAGTATTCCATCTTTATAAAGAGATATTCTAACCCAATTCACAAAGTCTTGTGGAAGAACATATCTTAAAGAGTCCACCACAGATAATTCTAGGACTTTAATCTCCTTAAAAGCGTCATAGTTTAATTCTTGTATAGCTCTTTTTGCATGAAACAACACCTTGTATCTTTCCTCGTTATTTATCAAGGAGTGATTACCAGTATGCATCAACATAAAGTTGTTTACAATATCAAACAGACTAACGTATTGATATGAGCCCCAATTTGCATTTTGGGGTGTATTGCCTGAGTTTGCGTAGTATTGATAATCTGATATATATGCCATACCTTATTATTGTTGTTGACTGAATGTTGGTTGTTCGTGTTGTTCTTGAGCCATTGCAAATTGAGTAACTTCATTCTCACGTATAGAAACACCACAATATTGCAATATTTTCATTATTAATTTAAACTCATCTTCCTGAGGCAATTCAAAATCTTGATAATCAGGTTGAGATTGGTCAAATACAGGTTCTCCTGCAGCAAGTGTAATGTAAGTCCACTTTGGTTCCTTTGGATATCTAAAATACTGTGCCTGAAGTTGCCCTAATTTGGCAACTGAGTAAGTAGCTGTAAATGGATATACTTGCAGTTTTATGGTCTCTAAGCTATAGGCAGGAAACATAGCACTAGGAGCAGTAAGATTAGATAGGCCTAGCATTGTAAGCTTGGCGTTATTTATCTTCTCAGACTCCTTATACTCTTGAGCTGATATGATATAGTAGCTATCTCCAAATGTTTGAAATATATCAGCACTAATCTGAAGCTGAGTGTTGCTTATAACTAAATAAACAATAGCTGTTTGGCGCGTAGTTAAATTAACAACAATATCTCCGGGATTAACTAGGCCTACAAAGTTGGCATTGCTATCTTCTAACAAATCAGGTATTACTAAGCTACATATACCATTAGTTAATTCAATAGGATAGCACACAACTCTGTTTATCATGTAAGCTTCATTACCAGTTGTAGTAAGAGATGGTATATAATACCTTGCTCTACTTACCTCAGGAAAGTCATAGTCAAATGGAACTAAAAAATCTGTAACTAAAAAAGATTCTATGGTTTCAGAAGTAGCTTTGTTGATATCTGCATAATCTGTTCCTGAAGTCCTTAAATTCTCCATGTTTATGCCCTTATTAAAATTACTAAAGTACTCTTCATACGCCTCTAGTTGAGCTTGCTTTGCATATAAATTAAAATCCGATGGAGATATATATCCGTAGTTATTTTTATTAAGAACAGATAATACTGTATTTCTAACTGAGTTTATCATTGCTCACTTTTTTACAAATATACAAAAAAAAAGGGGGCGTAGAAACGCTCCCGATTTAATCATTAATCAAAACAATAAACGAAACATAGAATAAAAATCTTATTTACCTAGCGAGGTCTCTAACATCTTTAGTGAGTCTATACCTTCGTCACTCTGCAAGTAAGATGCAGCTGCATCATAAGCATCGTCACCAAAAGGAATTGACATCATTTTTTTCTTATTTGTAGCAGTATTGAACCAAATTTCCTTGTCGTTGTTTTTAAGCGTCAACAATCTTGATTCAAAGAACTGACGAATTTTAGCTTGGAATTTTAATTCAGGATCATTTATAATGTTTAAGAACTCTTTAGGTTCATTCTTAGCAAACACTAATAAATCTCTCTTTAATTCAGCAGTAGATAGTATTGATGGGTCTTTACCAAATATAACTCTTGAAAGCATTTCAATCTGCTCTATAGTTAATTGGCGAGCCTCTACTAGCGCATCTACCTCTATATTCAAATCAAAAACCTCAGCAGATGCATCTTTCTCTTTATTTACCTCAGTAAATACTACATTATTTAATGGATGGTAATGCAAAAACTCTTGCAATACAGGATTGTTCTTTGGAACACTAAGCATACCATCTTCAAAAATAATTGGTTCTAAGATAGCATTTCCGTCCTGTTGGTCTTCAAATGGAGACTTTTGATTTACTGCATATCTCAATGCTCTATTAATATTATTCTTCTCATCATACCACATCAAAGGAAATCTAGGATGGTTTCTTGAAGCGAGTGTGTAAGACAACGGCGTACCGTTTTTTAATTTATATACCTTATCAGAAGGCAGTATATTTTTTGACATTTTATAAGATTTAATTTGATTAAAATATTAAAAAAAGCAGGGGATTTTAATGCCCCCTGCCTTTGTATTCATCCTATATACTATCCATAACGGAAAAGTACAAAGTTGTTTGCACCCAAGGTACATACGCAACGCTCAGAAAGGAAGTTGACCTCCATTGCATCCAAGTCGCTAGTTTGAGCCCCACCGGCAGAACCTGTAATCCAAGTCTTGTAACGTCTGTCTTCAGCTTCAGAAGCTCTGTAACGAACGTGCAAGAATGGACGCTTAGCGTTCTTACCCATGATTTGATCGTAAACTGAGGTAGAACCTGCAGGAACTAACAAACCTGTAACGGTACCAGTTGCAGTAGCAGCACCTGAGCTACCAACTAAACCACCACGCATTGTTGGGTCATTCAAGTATTTCCAATCTGATTTGTAGAAATCGTAACCTCTACGGAAACCTGTGAAACCAAGATTTAGCGCCATGCTTACATCATTGTCAAACAGACCGAAAGAAGCAGACTGAGAAACACCACCTGAAGTGAAACCATTTAAGGTAGCCAACATGTTGTCGATGTCAAAGCTCAATCCACGATTTACGAATACTACGTTCTCTTCGATAGCACCTTGCTTATCTAAACGAGAAACAATTGTATCCCAATCAGTCAAGGTAGTTGGAGTACCACCACCCCATACGTTACCACGAGAGTTTACAACGTAGAAGATACCTTCAGATCCTTTTGCAACAGCAGCGTTTGTTACATTATCCATAGGTACAGCTTCAATCATTGCAGTCTCAAGATAATCTTCAAAACGAAGACGAGTCTCATGCTCTGACTTCAAATACCAAAGGTATCCTGTAGCACCATTTTCAGATGTTACTTCAACCCAACCGATTTGAGCCATATCAGAACCATTAACGGCGTAACGGTCTTTGATGATGATTGGAGAATTTGAGAAGATGCTATCTTCTGCTTCCAAAGAACCAACCATCCCGTTAGTTCCTTTTTTAAATTCAGAACCATAAATGAACATTGTACAAGCAGCACTTGCACCAAAAGCCTGTCCACCTACTTCATAGTATGCTACTACGAATTGAGTTGCGCTGTTTACAGCAGTAACGATTGCTTTGTTGTAAACACCTGTGGTGTTTAACTGAATCATTATTGTCTGTCCAACACGAACTGCTATATAAGTAACACCTGCGTCATTTACAGTCAAAGTAGCTGTAGCAGAAGCAGCAGCAGCGCCTGATGTGACATTGATGTACTTAGTGTGTAGACGACCTTGTTCTGCCCATTTTACTTGGTCAGAGTTAGAAGGCATTTCAGCTCCTACCATACGTAAGAATGAAGATACCGTTCTGTTACCATATCTTTCAAATTCTTTCTCATAAGTATCAGGTAGATACTGATTTAAGAAGTCGAAGTTGGTAATGTAATTTGTTTGTAACGCTACTTGCTCCGGTGCAGGTTGCAGGGCATATGTAGGCGCCGATAATAAAGCACTTGCCATGTTTTTAAATTTTTAATGTTATTAAATACGTTTTATACTGCGGATTTTCAGGCTTTTACCTGAATCAGGGTTTACCGCCCTCACCTGCATCCCATCACTTGTCTTAGAAACCTCAGGCGCTCTGCGTTCAGACATATTTATATTCTTAGTCTTTCTCATCACATCCTCAGTTGCGTCAGACATTCCTTGCTCGTAAAAATACTTTGCAAATTTGTCGGGGTGCATCGCAATAGCTAAAGACTTATGGTATCCTACCGCATCTTTTATAAGTCCATTCTCATCTAAGAATTTCCCAATAAAACTAGAAGGATTAGATTGAATGCTTTTCAACTCAGAGGCATCTCCCGGAGAAAACGAAAACGACTTGTCATTTATCTTGAACTCAAAACCTTTGAACTCATTACTAAATACGTCATTCGTTTTTTGGTCGAACCAACTGCGCTTACGTTCATTTTCTTCTTGAACCGTCTTAGCCTGCTTTGTATATTGTTTATAAGACTCATACTCTTCTTTTTCTTCATCAGGAACAAACGCCACGCTTGACTCAAGGGGTACTTTGTACATTTCCTTCTGTTCGTTAAAGA